ACCTTTTTCTGTAGAGCGTTACAGTAAAGAAGGAGAAAAAGATATTTTTATGCCTACATTTGGTGGGCAAACACAGGCTGCAATACCTGAAGGATTTCAGAAGAGTACTAAGGTTCAAAGTTTTGGTGGTGTATTTCGTAAGCCAGAAGAAGCACAGCAAACAGTTACCTCCTCTTTAGGCATAGGAAGAGAAGCTAAAGAATCCACAAGTACTCCTGCTACAACTACAGATTTAACAAAAACTACACAACCAATACCAGATGCGTATAAAGATTTAGATACGGACACGGATACAGATCAATATCTCATAAATCTTGCAAAGAGAGATGAAGAAAAATACGCAGCAGAAAATAAGGCTAAGGGTAGAGCATGGGGTCCAGGTATGACATTAGATAACCCCTTTAAAGACTTAAAAGATTTTGGAACAAGTGAAGTACAAACAGGAGTAGATACCGATGGTACTCCCATTATAGAAACAGTACAAAATAGTGCGTACTGGGCTAATCCATATCGTGCTTGGTTACAAACAGATGCAGCCAAAGATAAACCCGGCTCTTCGTTTATGTATGATATTTTAAATCATAAAACAACCGATGTAAAAAAGATTGAACAGGAAGGCGCAGTATACTATCAAATATCAGGCAAAACGGGTGGGGATGACAGGGAAAGGATGTCTCAAATTTATAAGGAAGTAGGAGACAAACTTGTGCCCGTTGGCAAAGCTTCTTTTTATAAAGGAGAGCACCCAGATGCTAAAACTGCAGGGACTCTTGTACAATTTGCTGCCATGGCTGCTGCTCCATTTACAGCAGGGTGGTCTACAGCAATAGGGAATGCAGTTTTAGGTGCAGGTGCAGTTGGTGCACAAACAGTAGGAGCTGCCATTTTAGGTGCAGCTACGAGTGGTATTACTGCTGCTGCAGTTGGCGGCGATGTAAAAAAGGCTATGATTTCTGGTGCTGCATCTGGAGTATTTCAAGCTAATGCAATGGATATTACTAGTGCGATAGTTGGCGTTGAGAATATTAATTCAATTGCAACAACTTTAAATATGAAACCTCAACAAGTTGCAAATGTTTTTTCTCAATCCATAGGTAGTGGTGTGATCAAAGCTATTCAAGGTGGTGATTTAGGGGATGTATTAACTTCATTTAAAGATACACTAATTTCTTCCGGTGTATCTGAAATAGCTGCAGCCAATGTAATGAAATCGTTATCAGGTACAATGGACCCAGATAACTTAAGACGTATTGGCACAGCAACTAAGATGCTATCTAATGTGGCTATCAATGCTTCTATGAAAGGCTTAGACGTTAATACTGCAATTAAATATTATGCACCAACAATAATGACACGAGCATTGACTGTTCCTGGTGGAGGATGATATAATAGACAGTTAGCTATAGAAGGGTGTAGCTTTCAACAACAATAACCCTTCATCATGGGCCACCTGATGAGACAGCCCCCACTTTAAGAGGTATATATGTCCGATCAACAGCAAGAAGTACAACAAGTAAAAGTAGCAGGTTTTATTAAACGCTCAGCAAATCACGAACGTATTAAAGAAGAAGAGGAAGAGCTGAAACAGTTGATGGAGAATAATCCACAAGATAATAATCCAGACAATGAACCTGAACCAGATAGTGCAGAAGAGCGTAGTTTTAAAAAGCGATATGGTGATTTGCGTAGGCATTCACAAAAGCAACAGGTTGAATTACAAAAGCAGATTGATGATTTAAAAGTTCAACTAGAAACTACAGCAAAGCAAGGTATTAATCTACCTAAGACTGAAGAAGAGCTAGAAGCATGGGCTAATGAGTACCCAGATGTAGCCAGGATTGTAGAAACAATTGCCATTAAGAAAGCACGTGAACAATCGCAAGAACTAGAAACACGGCTACAAAAGATTAATGCAATGGCAGAAGAGACTGCTAAAGAGAAAGCTGAAGCAGAACTAATGCGTCTGCATCCCGACTTTGCCAGGATTCGTGACCAGGATGAGTTCCATGAATGGGTTGAAAAGCAGCCTCGTTGGGTGCAGAGTGCGTTGTACGACAATGAGAGTGATGCGGTATCGGCAGCTAGAGCAATCGACTTATACAAAGCTGACAAGGGTATTACTGCTAAACGAAGCAGACAGTCAGACAAAGATGATTCAATCGCTGCAGCACGTACTGTCAGGGCTACTAATAAAGCTCGTGTCGAGTTTGAATCGGAAGATGGATTGTTCTATGAATCACAGGTAGAGAAGATGTCTTCCCGTGAATATGAAAAGAATCAAGAAGCTATTATTGCAGCTATCCGTGCAGGTAAGTTTGTGTATGACAAGACAGGTCACGCACGTTAGTAAGTACTTCACGCACGTTAGTACGTGGGGTAGCTTGACAAATTTATAATAGCTACATATAACAATGTAGAGTGAACTAATATTTACTGTTAATGTATTTGCCGACGTAAGTCCTAACCAAGTACGACAGTAGATATTAGTCAATGTAACGCAACAACAATACTGACAGACTTACCTGAAGGTGAGTTAGCCCGATTAAGCAAGGGAAGCGCAGCCCTAACTTAACGCACCTAACCTACTCAGCCTCTGCTGTGATGTGTTGAGCGTATATAAATATATGCCTAACATACCGTAGGAGGTTATATCATGGCATTTCCAAAGGCAGCAGGTTATAATAATCTGCCAAATGGGAATTTTAGTCCCGTAATCTATAGCAAGCAAGTACAGCTTGCATTCCGTAAATCTTCAACCGTAGAAGACATCACTAACAGCGACTACTTTGGTGAGATCGCTAACATGGGTGACTCGGTTAAGATCATCAAAGAGCCTGAAGTTTCTGTTCAGTCTTATGCTCGTGGCACTCAAATCACGGCACAAGATCTTGATGACGAAGACTTCACCCTTGTCGTTGATCAAGCAAACTACTTTGCATTTAAGATTGATGACATCGAAGCAGCTCACAGCCACGTAAACTTCATGGCAATGGCATCTGATCGTGCAGCTTATCGCTTGCGTGACCAGTATGATCAAGACGTTCTTGGTTATCTCTCTGGCTTCTATCAGTCTGCAAAACACGCTAACGCTGATACTGCACGTACTACTGCTCCCGGCACTAAGGCAGTCTCTACTGCAGGTTCGGATGAATTGCTTTCTTCGATGAAGCTTAAGAAGAGTGACTTTGGTAACATCACTACTGCATCTGCAGGTGATCATTCCATTCCTCTTGCTGCCCGTCTTCCTGGCGCATCTTCGCTTCCCACTGCCACTGCATCGCCTTTGATGGTTATTGCACGTATGTCACGCTTGATGGATCAGCAGTTTGTTGATACGTCTGGTCGTTGGTTGGTTGTCGATCCTGTCTTTATTGAAATCCTTAAAGACGAAGATAGCCGTTTGCTCAACAGTGACTTCGGTGGTTCTGGTCTTCAGAATGGTCTTGTTATTAACAACCTCCACGGTTTCCGTGTTTATGTTTCTAACAACCTTCCCAAGATTGGTACTGGTCCTGGCACCACGGGTACTGCTAACCAGAACAGCAACTACGGTGTTATTGTAGCTGGTCATGAAGCTGCTGTTGCTACTGCACAGCAAATCACCAAGACTGAAAGCTATCGTGATCCTGACAGTTTTGCTGACATTGTTCGTGGTATGCATCTGTACGGAAGGAAAATTTTGAGGCCCGAAGCAATTGTAACTGCTAAATATAACGCAGCCTAATTGCTTTATGTTATAATGTTTTGATGGACACATTAAAACTTTACCCAGGACACCCACATGAAAACGGCAGACATTGCACTTCATGTGGGGTGTTTAAGCCAGCAGATCAATTTCATTTAGAGCGTGACTCTAAAGCCAAAAATGGCATAACTATGAGGGGACAGTGTAGACCTTGTAGAGAGCATATCAAATGGAAATCGTTTATTGTTAGAACCTATGGCATAACTGTAGATGACTATTATGTCATGCTAGAAAAACAGAATTACAAATGTGCTATTTGCGATTCTGAATCTAACAAAAATGCTGCTCGTGAGAAAATGTTTATTGATCACTGTCATGAAACAGGTAAAGTAAGAGGGCTGCTTTGTAGTAAATGTAATATAGCCCTCGGCAATTTTGATGATGATGTTGAAACATTAAAACGTGCTATATCTTATTTAAGTTCATCTGAAAGGAATTTTTAAATGGCTACCGTTGACGTATCCCCAGGAATCCAAGCAGGTACGCATCCTGCACGTTCCGTTCGTAATATGCCTTATGTGATTGAAAACGAGCTTAACTTTGCTACGGCTACAACCACCAAAGGCAGTGCTCTTGCAGCTACTGATGTTCTAGAAGTTCTAGACATCCCTGCAGAGTCTGTGATTCTTGCTGCTGGTTATGAAGTTCTTTCAGCTATCACTGGTGATGTTACTGTCGATGTCGGTGTTACTGGCATTGATGCTGACAACTTCATTGATGGTGCTACGCTAGCTGCAGCTACTGCAGTTGGTACGTATGCACAGCAGGCTGCTGCATTCCAGCCTATCATTCTTGCATCAGCAGACACACTTGACGTTCTGATTGCAACTTCTACTACGGCTATCTCTGCTGGACGTATCCGTGTGTGGGCAGTTGTATGCAGCGTTGCAGATCGTGTTGGTCCCGTTGATGTAGATCGTGATCAATTGGCTTAATAGCTAGTCTGACAGGGGCAGTGTCTTCGGGCATTGCCCCCTTTTATTATCTAAACCATGGCTACATACATATCATTAGCAAATGAATTACTTCGGCGTATTAACGAAGTAACTATGGATGAGACAGAGTTTCCTACTGCAGGAAACATTCAAGCCTTGGCAAAAGATGCAGTTAATATCGCTATTCGTGAGATATTGCATGACGCTCAAGAATGGCCTTTTACGCTAGAGACTGAGATACAGACATGTACTATTGGTACAGGTGTTTACAGTTTACCTGCAGATGCATCAAGTGTAGATTGGGATAGCTTTTATCTTAAGAAGCTAACAGCTACAGACAACTTACCATTTAAGTTAGAGCCTATAACCTATAACTTGTATCTCTCAAGATACAGACCTGAAGAGGATACTTCCGGTGAGGGTGGTAGGACTACACCTTATTTTGTTTATCAGACACAAGATCTTAAGTTTGGTGTAACACCAATACCTGATCAAGCATATGAGATTGAATATAAGTATTGGAAGTTTCCCACTGAACTTACTAATGCTACAGATGTCTGCATTATCCCCGATAGATTTAAAGATGTCATTATCGATGGTGCACAAATGTATCTGATGATGTTTAGGTCTAACGAGCAAGCTGCTAGTATCTTTCAGAATAAATTTCAACAAGGTATTAGGACCATGCGTAGGTTATTGCAAGATGAGCCTTTGTTTGTGACTTCTACCTTTATATCCAAGACAGCTTACTCTCCTCGGACATTCTAATGGCAGACAGAATCAATGGCTTTAAGGTTAACTGTGAAGGTGGCTTAAACACCAACAGGGATCTTTTAGCTCAACCTGTACTCTATCCAGGATCTGCTACACAATTAATAAATTATGAACCTTCTATTGCTGGTGGTTATAGGCGCATTAGTGGCTTTGCTAATAATTACGGTACAGTTACTGGCACAGGCAAAGTACTAGGCGTATGTGTATTTGAAGATGTCAACAATGGCATCTTTGCATGTAGAGCACCTTCAGCAGGTACTAACTATTTTTATCGTTGGAACTCTGCTACAAGTGCTTGGGTAGCTGTCACAACTCCTAGCAGTGTTACAATGACAGGTGTTAAGAAAGTAAGGTTTACTAAATTTAATTGGCAAGTAAGAAAGCTTTGCCTTACGGACGGTGTTAATCCTGCTGCTGTGTACGATGGCACTACATACACTCAAATAACACATGCTAATGCCCCGTCTGCACCTAAGTATTCGGATGATTACAGAAATCATTTATTTCTGGCAGGTGATCCTTCAGAACCTTACAATTTATATTTCTCTTCTCCTCTAGCTGAAACTGACTTTAATCCAGCTAATGGTGCAGGTGTTATCAATATAGGTTTTGAGATTACACAGATTAAGCATTTCAGGGATAGCTTATATATCTTTGGTAAAAATGCTATTAAGAAGTTAGATGGATTATCTGTAGCTGACTTTGTATTAAGTGATGTTACTTTTAATTTAGGTTGTTTAGTACCCGATAGTGTTGTAGAGATTGGTGGTAATCTTATGTTCCTTGGTCCTGATGGATTTAGACCTGTAGCTGGAACATCAAGAATTGGTGACGTAGAACTAGAGACTATATCTAAACAGATTCAGTTTACTGTTTCATCTATCTTAGCTGATATTGTAGCTGAGAGTATTGATGTAGAAACAATCACTTCAATTGTAGTACGTAAGAAATCACAGTTTAGATTCTTTATTCCAACTGAAGGTTTGTTTGGTGTATTAGGTGGGCTTAGGCAGACACAACAGGGCTTTGGCTTTGAGTACAGTTTAATCTTTGGCATACCTGCTACCTGTGCTGATAGTGGTTACATAGGTACTGATGAAGTTGTAATTCATGGTGATGCTAACGGTAAAGTACAAAGACAGGAAGTAGGTACAAGTTTTGATAGTGCAGAGATTTTAAGTGTTTATCAAACTCCTTATTATTATTTTGATGATCCTACAGTAAGGAAGAACTTTTATAGTATTACCAATTTCTTACGTAGTGAAGGTGCTTCTAGTATTGTATTTTCAGTGCAATACGATTTTGAAGATATCAATGTCTTCAATCCCAAGAATACTACATTTACAACTATAGGTGCAGCAGCATACTACAACGAAGCAGTATATGATGCAGCAGCTATCTATGACGGTAATCCTGCACCTGTAGTTAAATCTAATTTCTCTGGATCTGGTTTCTCTGTGGCATTTAGATACGTCACTAATGATACAAATGCAAGTCATACCATTCAAGGTTTTGTTTTAAATTATTCCTTTAATGACAGACGCTAAAGGGACAGACGGCAAAGGACAATGACATGGCAGGTTATGTAAGACAATCTTCAGCGGATATTGTACCTACCGCAATTGTTAGGGCTACGCCCATTAACAATGAATATAATGCATTGCGTGATGCCTTTGCTCAAGCATCTGGTCACAGGCATGATGGCACTGCTGCTGAAGGTGCTTATGTACCTTTAATATCAGATTCTAATAATCGCAATAAAGTAGTTACTGATAGTACTAACAATCGTGTAGGTGTATTTATCAGCGTTAGTTCTAGTGCAGTAGAACAAGTAAGATTTCAAGATGGTGCATTTGTACCTGTCACTGATAATGATATTGACTTAGGTACATCTTCACTTGAGTTTAAAGATCTGTACATTGATGGTACAGCCAATATTGATAGCCTTGTAGCTGATACTGCTGATATAAATGGTGGAACTATTGATGCTTCAATTATCGGTGGTAGTACTGCAGCAGCAGGTACATTTACTACACTTGTAGCTAATACCTCTGTTACTACACCTTCACTTACAGTAAATACATCTGCTGTCATTGCTAGTGCAGATATTAATGCAGGTACGATTGATGGTACTGTAATTGGTGGTGCATCTGCTCAAGCTATCACTGGTACGACAATCACAGCTACCACTGGGTTTGTAGGAAACTTAACAGGTGATGTCACAGGTAATCTTACAGGTAATGTGACAGGCAATGTAACTGGCAATGTTACAGGTAATCTAACAGGTAACGTCACTGCATCCTCTGGATCAAGTACATTCAACAATGTGACCATCAATGGCACATTGAATATGGATGCTTCTAGTGCAGCTACGATTACTAATATTACTGACCCGACTAATGCTCAGGATGCAGCTACTAAAAACTATGTAGATACTTCCATATCAAACCTTATTGATACTGCTCCTGGTACATTAGACACACTCAATGAACTTGCAGCAGCACTAGGAGATGATCCTAACTTTGCTACCACAATTACCAACTCTATTGCAACTAAGCTTGCACTTGCAGGTGGCACGATGTCTGGTGCTATTGCAATGGGTACAAATAAGATTACAGGTCTAGGTGATCCAACTGCTAATCAGGATGCAGCAACTAAAGTCTATGTAGATACTGCAGATGCTACAAAGCTAAGCCTGTCAGGTGGTACGATGACAGGTGCTATTGCAATGGGTACAAATAAGATCACTGGCATGGGTGATCCTTCAAGTGCTCAGGATGCAGCTACAAAGAACTATATAGACACTTTATTTGGCTCTACAGCGAGTGCAGCAGCAAGTGCAGCAGCAGCAGCTACCAGTGCTTCTAACGCTGCTACAAGCGCATCTAATGCCTCTACAAGCGAAACTAATGCAGCAGCATCTGCTAGTGCAGCAGCAGCTAGCTATGATTCTTTTGATGACAGATATTTAGGTGCAAAGTCTTCAGCACCCACACTGGACAATGATGGTAATGCACTTCTAACTGGTGCACTATATTTTAGTACAGCTTCAAATTTGATGTATGTATATACAGGATCTTCTTGGGTAGCTGCTGGATCTTCTGTTAATGGTACATCTTCAAGACAAGTATATACAGCTACTGCAAGCCAGACTACATTTGCTATTACTTATGACGTAGGTTTTGTAGATGTATACCTTAATGGTGTAAAGCTTGTTGTAGGAACAGACTTTACTGCAACAAGTGGTACTAATATTGTATTAGCTACAGGAGCTACGGCAGGTGATATTGTTGATATCATTGCCTATGGATCTTTTAATGTAGCGAATACATATACGCAAGCTGCAGCAGACGCAAAGTTTTTACAGGTAGCTAATAACCTTTCTGATTTAAATAATGCTGCAACTGCCCGTTCAAACTTAGGTCTTGTTATTGGCACTAATGTACAAGCCTATGATGCAACTATTTTAAAGTCTGCAGATATAGGTGTTTCTGTACAGGCTTATGATGCTGATACAGCTAAAACAGACGTAGCCCAATCGTTTAGTGCAACACAAACATTTAATGGTTCAGCATCTACACTTGGCATAATTCTTAAAAATGCTGCAGAGACATCTACTGTAAGTGCTACAGCAGCAACTGGGACTATTAATTACGATGTCTTGACTCAAGCTGTTTTGTATTACACATCTAATGCTTCAGGTAATTGGACTTTAAATATTAGAGGAAGTTCAGGTACCAGTTTAAATACAGTTATGTCTACGGGACAGTCCCTGACGATTGCATTCCTCGTGACCAATGGTTCAACTGCCTATTATCAGTCAGCACTTCAGGTGGATGGTAGCTCTGTAACACCTAAGTGGCAGGGCGGTACTGCACCATCAGCAGGTAATGCAAGCTCGATTGATGCTTATGTAATTACGATTATCAAGACTGGCAGTGCTACGTTCACTGCATTAGCTTCACAAACCAAGTTCGCTTAAGAGTAAAGTATGCCGTTATTAGAAACCAAAGGTGCTGCATCTGCTCAGGGGTTTGGTCTGACGTTAAGAAGTGGGCCTGTAACGTATATTGAGGACGTATTCTCGACGTATCTGTATACGGGTAATGGCTCTACCCAGACGATCACCAATGGCATTGATCTGTCCACGAAGGGTGGGCTGGTTTGGATTAAATGCAGGTCCGCTGCTTTTGACCATGCCCTTTTTGATACTGTTCGTGGCAATCGATATGGTCTTAGTTCCGATACAACAAATAGTCAAACTTATTCGGCTGTAGATAGTGATTTAACATCCTTCAATGGTTCCGGATTTTCACTCGGCTCTGGATACGCATGGGCGCTAAACAACAGTTCGCAAACTTTTGCGTCTTGGACCTTCCGCAAGCAGCCGAAGTTCTTTGATATACAAGTATTTAATGGTAGTTCAACGGGTTTTGTAACGGTTAACCATAACCTAGGTTCTACCCCTGGATTCATTGTTTATAAACGAATTGCGGGAACCCCAACTACCAATAACTGGATTGCGTATCACAGAAGCTTAGCCACGAATGATGACATTTATCTAAATCTAACTAGCGCAAAAGTTGGTGGTCAGGGTTCAATCTCCGACGTTACTAGCACTTCTGCTAGATTTTATGACTCTGGTGGCTCGGCTAGTAATCAATATGTAGCCTACTTTTTTGCCCACAACGCAGGTGGCTTTGGCCTAAGTGGGTCAGACAATGTGATTTCGTGTGGGTCGTTTACGACTGACGGCAGCGGCAATGCTACGGTAAACCTTGGGTACGAGCCACAATGGATACTTACCAAAACATCCTCAGTAGTGAATGACTGGGAATTGCAAGATTCAATGCGTGGTCTATCGTATTCAAATAATGGGCATTTGCAGCCGAATACGAGTGCGGTTGAGAATCCAAATTATGTTGGATACACCGCTACTGCCACAGGGTTTAATGCTGTAAGTCGTGTCACCTCAGCTACCTACATCTACATCGCCATCCGCCGTGGCCCGATGAAAGTGCCGACGAGCGGGACGAGTGTTTATAAGTCTAATACTCGCACTGGAAATGGTACTGAGCCAACAATTACAGGAGTTGGTTTTGTTCCTGATTTAATTATTCCAAAACATAGACAGACAGGATCATTCGGAAACAGTACTGGACATCTCTTTGCTGATCGTTTGCGTGGAAACAATAATTGGTTGTTTGCCCCGTTTACAGATGGAGAAACTGGTTCAGACGGCAATATGTTTAGCTCTGCATCTCAGACCTACAATATTGGCTGGTCTAGGATGTATGAAAGCGGCATTGGTTATGTTGACCATGTGTTCCGCCGTGCCCCCGGCTTCTTTGATGTGGTGTGCTACACGGGGACGGGTTCTGCGACTACGTTCAATCACAATTTAGGTGTTGCGCCTGAACTTGTAATTGTTAAATGGAGAACGGGGGCTACTGGAGAAAATTGGGCTGTTATGTGTACTCCCGCAAGTTCTAGCCCTGATCGTAGATTTTTATATTTAGACCTTAATGCAGCAGGCGGCGGTCTTAACGGGAAGTTTGCTGATAGCAGCGGGACTCCAGTTCTTCCAACAGCAACGCAAGTATATATAGGAACCAATGACATAGTTAATAAAAGTGCAGCCACCTATGTCGCCTACCTATTCGCTACCTGCGCTGGTGTATCCAAAGTCGGTAGCTACACAGGCTCTGGCACTACTAAGCAGATTGATTGTGGCTTCACTGGCGGTGCTAGGTTCGTACTTATCAAGCGTACTGACAGCACGGGTGATTGGTATGTGTGGGATACAGCTAGAGGTATTGTCAGTGGCAACGATCCTTACCTGCTCTTGAATGGCACTGCTGCTGAAGTCACCAGCACTGACTACATTGACACCTACTCAGCAGGGTTTGAGATCAGCAGCACAGCACCAGCAGCGATCAATGCAAGTGGTGGAACATTTATATTCTTAGCAATTGCTTAAGGGCTATCTATGGAAATTAGAATTAGATCAACAGGTCAAGTGATGTACGAAAGTGAATTCAGGCAGTACCTGAAAGATACTAATGGACCTAGCTATGAAACACTGACACCTGAAATTATGGCAGAGCTAGGCGTAGATCCAGTGTTTGAAGGTCCACAGGCTACACCTACTAATGTGTATGAGTTTAGTCAACGCCAAGGTGTAGAACTAAAAGCTGATGGTAAGTGGTATACCAAGTACGTATTAGGTCCACTGTTTTATCCCTACACAAATAGTGAAGGTGTGGCAGTTACAGTAGAAGAACAGCGTTCTGCATGGATGGCAATGAAAGATGCAGAACAAGCTAAAAACATTCGTGCATCTAGGGATCAACTATTAAAAGATACAGATTGGATTGTCACTAAATCTGTAGAAACAAATACGCTTGTACCTGTAGCATGGTCAACATATAGACAAGCATTAAGAGATATAACAAGGCAAGATGGATTCCCGTGGAATGTTCAATGGCCTGTACAACCGGAGTAAGTAAATGTCTAAAGCACGTACATTAGCAAATACAGTATCAACGGGAGGTTCTCTTGAAACCCCTGATGCTATCCCTGCCTCAGATATTTCTGGATTATCTACAGTAGCAACCTCTGGTAGTTATAATGATTTAAGTAATAAGCCAACTACTATTGCAACTGCTAATGATCTGTCTGGCGGGGTAACTGGTGCAGTACCATATCAGGCAGGTGTTGGTGATACTGCAATGCTTTCGCCTGGGACATCTGGTCAGGTGCTTACTTCTGGTGGTTCTGGTGCTGCTCCTAGTTGGGCTACACCGAGTGGAGGATCTTGGGTTTATTTGTCCACCGTAACTGCATCTTCTTCTTCTACGGTTGACATTGAAACTACATTTGATAGCACATACGATACATATGTAATTGTTGCTTCAGATGTTACAGTGTCTTCCAATGGCACCGTTCTTGGGATGCGGTGGAAGATTGGCGGGGCGTATTTAAGTGGCGCAGACTACAATCATTACTCTCTATTCAGCACATCTACGGCAGTAACTGTTGTAGGTGGTAATGACAACGGCAATACCCGAATACGTGTAATTAACAGTCAAGGTTCAGCCGCAGGAGGAGTGGCAAATTTCACCATATATTTTGGTCCTACTTCTGGAACAACAAACTACAAACAGGCTTATTGGACAGGGACGTTTACGACCGATGCCGGAGCAACTCGCACAGCGCATGGGTCGGGGGCTGTTACCGGCAACACTGGCGCATTAACAGGTGTTCGTTTCCTTCCAGATTCAGGAAACATTGCTTCCGGCACATTCCGTCTGTATGGAATCAAGAAAAATTAAGGGTTAAATCATGGCAAGACATCATATGACCGCAGAAGGCCCAGTGCCATTCACACAGGAAGAAGAGGCCGAATGGGATGCAATGGAGGCTGCACACGCAGCAGAACAAGCTGAATTTGCAAAGACAGCATATCAACGGCAACGTGCTGCTGAATATCCACCTGTAGCTGACTACCTTGATGGCATCGTAAAGAATGATCAAGCTCAGATTCAGGCTTACATTGATGCATGTTTGGCTGTCAAGGCTAAGTATCCTAAACCTTAGCCCATGAGCATAAACCATGGACGCTCTAGAAACACTGGGTAAACTCTGGTATCTAGGTGCTGCTGTAGTAGCTATTGCAGCGTATGCTGTAACTATTAAAGTTCGTGTCGATTATTTAGAGAAGGGCTACGATAAACAAATCACTGAACTTTGGAAGCATGTTAATGAATTGAAAGGTAAATAGTATGGCATTGCAAGCTGATGAACAGATAAAGACGGTAGGCGATGCCATATCAATCCTCACGGTTGTGGGGACTTTAGCTGAGCTATTGCCTGCTGTAGCTGCCATACTGACCATTATATGGACTGCTATCCGTATATGGGAAACAGATACAGTGCAATGTATGTTTAATAGAAAGGCTGTACAAAAAGATAAAGAGGATTAATCTGCAATGTTTGAACTCCTCAGTGGTGGACTTTTAGGTAGTGTTTTTGGTGGGCTATTTCGTCTTGCACCTGAAATACTTAAGTTCCTAGATAAGAAGAATGAAAGATCTCATGAATTAAATATGTTCCAGTTACAGACTGACCTAGAAAAGATGAGGGGTCAGTTTCGTATGGAAGAGAAATATGTAGAACATTCTGTAGCACAACTGGACGCTATTAAAGAAGCATTCAGAGAACAATCAGAAACAGCTAAGAATGCAGGTTGGTTTGTATCAGCTATATCTGCATTAGTAAGACCTGGGATTACATGGGCATTGTTCTTCATGTATGCAGCAGTTAAAGTAGCTGCAATTTATATGGCATTCTTAACTAATGCACCTTGGTATGAAGTTATTCAACAGACATGGGATGCAGATGACTTTGGTATATTTACTATGTGTATTTCATTCTGGTTTGTCGGAAGAAGTATAGAGAAATATAACAAGTAATTATGCAAACTAAACTTGCTACGATTGTATGCTCTGATGTCATTGGCTACAGTGCAAAGATGCAAGAGAATGAATTTCTAACATTAAAGATGTTAGATGCATGTAGAAGTGTTATAGATCCGTTAATTACTTTAAAGCGTGGTAGGTTGTTTAATACTGGTGGAGATTCCGTACTAGTAGAATTTACAAGTGCTGTTGATGCAGTTAACTTTGGTGTTGAAATGCAAGCAGCTTTACGTAAATTAAACAGTGGTTTACGGTGGAGAGTTGGTATTCATATGGGAGAAGTGTGGGTATATGGCACTGATCTTATGGGTGAAGCAGTTAATCTTGCAGCAAGAACGGAATCCCTAGCTGACTACGGTGGTGTCACTATGACAGACACTGTGTATAAGTTAGTATCAGGTAAACTAAATGATTATAAAATTATAAGTAGGGGTGTACAAGAATTTAAAAATGTAAACCCTATAGAAATATATAGCGTTATAATCGATGGATGTGAACCTAACCCGTATTTAAATAAAGGTTCTAAGCCAGTAAAACAAACAAATAATAAAAGTCATAAAGAGTTAATAGCTGCAGTTATCAATGATCAAGCTGCACGTAATCATAGTATTCAAGATGCTATTAATCTAAAGCACGATAATAAATATGGTCCTGCTACTCGTGTATTAATGTGGAGAATCAGCAAACAAGATAGTAAAGCTATAAGTGAATTAGTTAATATGTTACAGAAAAACATTGTTCCTAATGATCTTAAGCCTTATGTATTTGCTGTATTTAAAGAGTACTGCACTAAAGTAGATAGTGAAACTGCTATGCAGATAGCAGACCTTATAGAAAAAGATAGTCCTAGTTTAGCTTTACAGTTTCTACGTGGTGCTGCTAGTGTAAATGAAGAAGCTAATTACCGTTTAGCTATGATGATTTTTAGTAGCCCCAATAGTAGTGATAAAGAAATAGAAGAAGCTATTAATGATTTAAAAGAATATGCAATGAAACGTAAAGTACAAGCTATGTTAAACCTAGGTATGTACTATACAAAGATTAAAGATAACAAGAATGCATTTAGATGGTTGTATGCAGCACGTGCTCAGCACAGTAAAGAAGCACAAGAGTTATTAGATGCACTTAATAAGACTTTAAGCAAGAGTGATTTTAATAACTTTAAGACAGATGCAGATGCCTTAGTAGATGAGATAAAGTTTTTAGATGAAAACAGGATGAGGCAGTGAGTGTTAAAGAAGCTATTAAAATATCAAAAGAAACACTGATAAAGCCCTTTGAAGGTTGTGCAACAATACTACCAAACAAGTTAGTAAAAGCTTATCCAGATCCAGGAACAGGTGGCAAGCCTTGGACTATAGGCTACGGTTCTACAGGTCCAGATATTACCGAAGATACTGTGTGGACTATGGAACAGTGTGAACATGCTTTAGATGAACACCTACTGTACTTTCTTAATGGGTTATTAAAATTATCACCTGGGGTTGCACAAGAAAGTCCAAAGCGTATTGCAGCTATATTATCTTGGGTGTATAATTGTGGGTTAGGTAACTATCGGATATCCACATTTAAAAAGCGCATTGATGCCAAAGATTGGGCAGGTGCACAAGAAGAATGCAGGAAGTGGAATAAAGCTGCAGGTAGGGTACTAAGAGGCTTAACCATACGAAGAAATGCAGAAGCCGTTATGTTAGGATAAAGATATGCCAAGCAAAGAATTTACTACAAAGCAAAAAGAGATTGTAGCACGTAGATTGGGCTACGATGGTCCTATGTCTATGTTCGATGAGTTTCTTAAATCTGATCCTTCAATGGCACAAAGGTATGGATTAGTTGCGGATAAATATATGGCACGTGGTGGTCTGGCTAAGAAGACTAAACGTAAGAAGTACTTTGCTGGTGGTGTAGGTGACAAGCGTATTGAAGATGATCCCACTTCTGTAGAAGCTAGTACCACACAACAAAGTGCTACCAATACTACTGCACAACAAGGTGCTGCTACTAATGCAGGTAAGACTATAGCAGGTATCACTTTACCATCTAACTGGGACTCATTAGATGGCACTAAGAAAGTAGAGTTTTATAATCAGAAAGGTATTACACCAGCTATGCTTGCTGCTGCTGGTGTAGATCAAGCTACGATTGATAACATGACACGGAATATGGGTTATTCGGTTGCTAACCCTACTGCTGCCACTAATGCATCTACTAATGTAGCTGCAGGTAATTCTACTGTTAATAACACTGCCTCTACCGCTAATAATACTGCAGCTACAACTGCAGCTACTAATAATACTGCAGCTACAACTGCAGCTACTAATAATACTGCAGCTACTAATAATACTGCAGCTACTAATAATACTGCAGCTACTAATAATACTGCAGCTACAACTGCAGCTACTAATAATACTGCAGCTACAACTGCAGCTACTAATAATACTGCAGCTACAACTGCAGCTACTAATAATACTGCAGCTACAACTGCAGTTAATCAAAACACTGCTAGACAAGGCGCAGCTACTAATGCAGGTAAAACTATCGCAGGTGTTATATTACCCAGTAACTGGGATTCATTAGACGGTAAAGCTAAAATTGATTTTTATAATGCCAATAATATAACCCCAGATAAATTAAAAGCTGTTGGTGTTGATGATGCTACGATTACTCAAATGCAGTCTAATGGCTACACAGGATCTACTACAGCTAAGCAGGGAGCAGCTACTAATGCAGGTAAAAAGCTAGCAGGTACAAATATTACACTACCCAGTAACTGGGATAGTTTAAATGCCTCAGAGAAAGTAGCATTTTACAATACAAACAATATTACACCTGACATTCTAAGAAATGCAGGGGTAGATCAAGCTACCATCGATCAAATGGCAGGACTAGGATACACGGTATCTGACCCCACAGTAAAGACTGATCCTACAACTGGACAGCCTGTTATTACTACTGTACCTAAAGTAAGCCCAGTTAAAATACAGGAATCCACTAATCAGATTATTAGTGGTGCAGGTGGTGCAGGTGCAGTTACAGGTGCTACAGCTAAAACAGTGGGTACTACTCAGACTGTAGCAGAGCCAACTAAACTTACTGCACAGACATATGAAGCTACCTCAACTGAAACAGACATAACTAAAGCACTTTCAACAGTGACAGGAAAAACTGGCACTGTATCCGATAAGGCAAAAGTCACTGCTGAGCAAGGTACTTTATCTACTGGAGCACTGGCTAAAGAAGCTACATTTGATGAGAAGAATAAACAGTTACTTGCTACTGATGCTACACGTAAGGTAGATCAAACAGAGCTTATCGATGCACAGACACAGACTTCTGCTCCTGTTATTACTGCTGCAGAAGCCAATAAGCCTGCTGAAGTAGCTGCAATGACACGTGAGATTACCGAGCGTGAGAAGGTAACACCTGTTACTATCAAAGAAAAGGATATGGCACAGGCAGATGCTATCACTGCTGATGGTTTATCTACTGATGCTAAAGCTGTAGCTGCCAAGTTAGACAAGTTTACTGTTGATGCAGGGACACTAGCTGCTTTCATTGAAGGTGATGTACCTGCAAAAGCTACAGTGCAAGGGCAGCTTACTGAGTTAATGAAGTCTTTTGATGATGGTAAGACTCCTGCATGGGCTGCTGGTGCTATTCGTGCAGCTAATGCAGCTATGGCATCTAGAGGTTTAGGTAATAGTTCCATGGCAGGTGCAGCTATCTTCCAGGCTGCTATGGAATCTGCATTGCCTATTGCAGCACAGGATGCTCAGACTTTTGCAACAATGAACTTGCAGAATCTGAACAATAGACAGCAGGTAGCTCTTGCTAATGCAGCAGCACAGCAGGGTGTAGAGTTAGCTAAGTTTAATGCAGAACAGCAAGTAGCACTTCAAAACTCTGCCAATGCCTTTAGCTTACAGTCTCAGAATCTCAGCAACATGCAACAGACTATGCTTGCTAATGCTCAGATTCGTGCTGCATTCCAAGGTCAGAACCTAAGCAATCAAATGCAAGCTGCACTTATGAATGCAGCAAAAGAGTCTGATGTACTAAACATCAATTTAAATAATCAACAACAGGCTTCTTTACAATCTAGTGCTCAAAACTTACAGACAGATCTAGCAAACTTAAGTACAAAGCAACAAGCTGCTGTGGCTAATGCTCAGTTGCAAGCTGCACTTGAACTAAAGAATTTAGACAATAAGCAACAGACTGCAGTTATTAATGCTTCACGTTATGCAGAAGCTAACAATATTACATTTACTGCACAGCAGACTGCTGCACTTCATAATTCAGAATTAATGAAGACTATTGGCTTAGCTAACTTAAATGCTGAGCAAGCTGCTGTATTACAAAATGCAGCTACCTATGCATCAATGGACATGGCTAATCTCAACAACAGGCAACAAGCTGCTGTGGAGAATGCTAGAGCCTTCTTGCAAATGGATCTTACTAACCTCAATAATCAGCAGCAAGCTGAGATGTTTAAAGCTCAGGCTATTACACAAAGTATCTTTAATGATGCTGCTGCTGATAATGCAGCTAAGCAGTTTAATGCTACATCTCAAATGCAGACTGATCAATTCTTTGCTTCACTTAAGACACAGGTTAGTCAGTTCAATGCAGCACAGACAAATGCCATGGCACAGTTTAATACTGGACAAGAAAATAGTGTAGCTCAATTCAATGCTCAGCTAACAGCTAATCGTGAACAGTTTAATGCTCAGCAGAAATTAGTCATTGATCAATCTAATGCAGAGTGGAGAAGGAATATTGCTACTGCTGATACAGCAGCTACCAATCGTGCTAATGAAGTTAATGCCCAAGCTGCTTTATCTGTAACTACAACCCAGTATAACAACATGTGGCAGGGTTATAGAGATAGTATGCAGTATGCCTATCAAGCAGGTGAGAATGATCAAGATCGTGAGAATAGATTGGCTATTGCCAAGATACAAGAGAATGCCACGATTAAAGCTGCACAAGCACAGCGTACTGCCAATGCTGTAAGTGCATTAGGTAGCTTGGGTGCTACGCTACTAGGTAAAACTGCTTTAGGTACAGAACTAGCTTCTGCAGCAACTGGATTCTTTAAAGGTATATTTGGAGATTCTGCAAAAGACTATGATTGGACTAAGGTGGATTGGACTACAGCCCTTGAAAAAATGGATTGGTCTAAGCTACCTGAAAATATGGACGACATAACAGATGAAAGTTTAGATGCATTGTTTGGTATTCCTGGAGAGGATTAATCAATGGATAAATATATTCAAAAAGTAAATAAGCTTGTAGAAGAAAAGCTTAACAATGCAACTAAGCCTAAAGGTAAAGGCTTACTAGCACCTAAGCAAAACAAGCTTAAAGATGAAGAAGCTAAGAAAGATGATGTCATGAATCTGATTGCTAACTTTATTGCTGACATTCGTATGAAGAGAATGGAGTATAAGCGAGATGAATAAAGATGACCAAATGTTTATGTCTGGTCCTATTCCAGGCATGTCATTGACAGGTGCTCCACGTAATGTACCTTGGGAGAATCCCCCTATGCTTGCTACTGTAGAGGATACTATTGCCTACTACACAGACAAGCTATTAGATCCTGAGATGGAAGATAATATCCTAGATGTATTAGATAATAAGCTTGATATTGAGACTATAGCTGATCATCTTATTACTTCATCTGTTATGAATGGTATTCATTCATTGGATGTGGGTGTCCTTATCAATCCAGTTGTACGGGAACTCATCATGCTTGTAGCTGATAGTACAGACACAGAGTATGTGGAGTCGTACAAGCAACAAGAAAAGAGTAAGCGTATTCCTAGATCCGTGGCAAGGCAGATTGTAAGACAGGCTATGGAGGAACAGCAAACATCCATGCCAGAGCCTGCTACACCTATGCCCACTGATGTAGGTCAAGAAATGCCCCCTGAATATCGTGGCTTAATGGCCCCGGTAAATGCACCACAAGCACCTGTGAGGTAAGTATGTCCTTCTTAGCTTCCTTTGTAACTGGCTTCGCTACACAAGCCACTAAAGATATTGAAGAACGTGATAAGGAGCTTCGTGATGAAGCTACTATGCGTTGGAACTCTTTGCTTAAAGAGAGGGAGAAAGCTACTTTACGTGCAGAGAAACGTAAAGAGGAAGTAGATACTTACGCTAGGCAACTGAGTTCATTAGGGCAGGGTTTACTTACTGAGCAGCAGATTGTAGCTGCCATTGCCAGTGGTAATGCTAAAGAGATTGTAGAAAGTCTTTCCAGTATTAAAACTAAACTTACCTCTGAACAGGCTAAGAAGCTTATTCAAGTGGGTGAAGATCAAGAAGTACCCACACTTGCTAAGTTCCGTGAGCAGACTACTGAGTTAAAACCTGGGGCTGTATCTGCGCCTAGTGAAGATCAAATGCGTGGTGCATTTGGATTACGTACTCGTGCATTTGAACAGGGTCTTAAGTCTGCCTCTGCACAGACAGGTGTAAGCATGGAGGATATCTACAAGACTAAGCTTGGGGATATGCCTACTATTAAAGCTATAGTAGATTTAACTGCAACAGCTTCTCCTAAAGAATTCACCGGCGATCCTTATGCTAGAAAGATTGCTGAACTAAGACTTGCAGGTGCAACAGCAAAAAGTCAAGGTGACACTGTTGCAGCAGAGGCAATAGACAAAGAACTTGAAATTTTTGTTAAGCAGGAACAAGTAGGAAAGCCAGCTAAAGAACCACCTAAAGCTGACCCAAGGGATCAAGTTAATGCACTTATTCATGAAGGGACTTTACTACGAAGAGAAGCAAATACATTACTTTCTTCTGGCAATAAAGATGACATTCAAAAAGGTAATGCTTTGTTTAAACGAGCCGATGGTTTGGATAAAGAAGCAAACGAAATATTTAAACGTATTCCACGTGTTTCTGACGCACCTGCTGCAGAAGACCCCTTCAAAAATCTAGCAACCTTTAGATCAGACTTCCGTGGCATATTTAGTACAGCCACTGAAGCTGCACAGACACGTATTGGTGGATCAGGTTTTGTACCCAGTGTAAACCCAATTACAGGTGATCGCACGTTGACTTATACAGGCACTGATCCAAAGGCATGGGAAGCTATCTATGAGGAGCGTAGGAAGCTTGCAAATAGCTATGTGAATACTGTAGTCCAGCAGGCAGGTAAAGTGCCTCCTGCAATGATTGTGGCAGCTTCTGGCATGGGTATTGATATATCTAAAGACGGTAAGGTAACTGTGCAAAGGCTAGGTAAAGAAGCTGGCAACATACCTGAATCAACACCTGCTGCTGCACCACAGGCATCTAAGCCTTCAGGTGTAGCTGCTGCACGTGCAACTTCTACTAGAACCATTGTACGTACAGGAACAGTGCAGTCAGGTCCAGACAAAGGCAGGAAAGTCATTGAATACTCTGATGGAACTCGTGAGATCCAATAATGGCAGATGAAAATATCAAATGGGATCCTATACCTTCTGTAGTACCACAGAAAGATGAAGGTATTAAATGGGATAGCACACCAAAGATAGAAGTCAGTGGCACTGCCGATGACTTAAAAGATTATAAACGTACTAGCATGTTTAAAGAGTATGGTAAACCTGCGGCTAAAGTGACACAGATCACTAAAGGTATTATGGCTAAGCAGCGGGAAGATCGTGCTGAGATAGAACAGTATGAACGTGAGAATAAAGTAGACTTTGTTGACTTGTACCAGAAGCCAGAGAACTTCAATATCATTAAAGGTTACATGACATCTAGGTTTGGCAAGGCAGGTGAGCAGAAGAAAGATGAATCCAATGAAGATTACGCTAAGCGGTTTGCTACTGAGATGCGTAAGATTGAATATAACACAACGCTCAATGCAGTACCTGAACTAAACTGGATTGCTAATGCTAAACCTGCAGATGCAGAGAAGGCAGGTAAAGCTATTGATCTATGGGATCGTGTTCCATTTGCTGTGAGTAAAGGTGGGCAGGAAGGTATAAGACCTTACGCTGAAACTGTCATGTCCATTGCCAGTGATCCTCTTACATACACAGGATTGGGCGTTGGGGCATTCGGTAAGTATGCTGCTGCACGTGGGCTACTTAAGAAAGCATTCTCTACTGCCACACGTACAGGTGTCACTGCTGCTGCCGTAGAAGCTCCTATATCTGCTGGATCTAATATTGTACAACAGCGTATTAGAATTGAGAGTGGGGCTACAGAAGGTCCAGTTGATTTAGGTGAAGCTGCTTTTGCAGGAGTATTAGGCTCGGTGTTTAGTGGCTTTGAAGCTGCTGGTGTAGCACGTAAACCTGCTACATATAAGAAAGACTTAGAAGAAAAGTTAGCAGGAAAAAGAAAGCCAACGTCTAATCAGCAAACAACTAATTTCATAGAAGCCTTTGATCGTGAGATGGAAGATGTACTTAAGCAGTTCGACATACAGCAAGGTAGGACACGGGTGCTGGATGAAATAACACCACCAACGTCTGTAACAGATGGAAAAATAAAAAACGATATTTATAAAAGATCTCTTGATGTAGTTAAATATATCATGGATGCTGACCCTGCTTTTAAACCAAAGAAAGGGCAGCAAATGATGGAAGCAGTTAGAGATGTGTTTATGATTTTGGGTGAGCGTAGTAAAAACTTACCTGAAGGATCTGTGACAATACCAGATGAAATATTTAACGATGCACTTAAAAAGGCCAATATAACTTTAAGTGAATTTGGTCAAGCCTCATTAACTACTGCTAGTGAAATGGGCAGAGGTTTGGCAGGTCTTAGTAGTCTGTCAAGAGCACTTAATAGTGTAGGGAAACTAGACCCAGAGTCACAAAGACTTATAGATGGTTTGTACGGAAGAGACAATGAAATAGTCAGTTCGGGTGCTGCAACTATTAATGCTGTGTCCCGACTTGAAAGAGAGTCTAAAGCTTACATGGTGTCTGGTTTAGGTACTACCATAAGAAACGTATACGGTACTATGGGTGCTCTTACTTTAGATGCGGCATCTAGACTTCTTGAAGGTACGATATATGAGACAGGAAAGCTTGTTAAATCAGCAGCCACGGGATCATTTAAAAGAGGTGACTTTTCCCAAAGCATGAGCAACATTGTTAATGACTCTTTTAGTACGCTTGTCAAACTAAATGATGCAGGAATGACAGCAGAAACTATGGACCTTATTCTAGCAGATAATCCAAAGTTAAGAAGCCTAATGCTTAACTCACTGCAAGAATCAGGGGACCAAGAGTTAAGTAAGGGTGCACGTTTTGTGAATTCACTTAACGTAGCACAGGATGCCCTGTTTCGTAGGGCCGTATTCACTGCCAGTGTGGAGAGAAGCTTACGCAGGGTTGGCATGGATATGATGGAAATACTAGCCAATGATAAAAAGATACCTACTAGTATCTTAAACAATGCTGCTGATGATGCATTAAAGGCTACCTTTTCCTATATGCCAAAGACTAAAGCTGCCACATCTATCGAGAATATGACAGAGACAGCAGCTAACTATATTATCCGTGGCATAGAAAAGTTTCCTGGCAGTAGTTTGGCTGTGCCATTCCCTAGATTTATGGCTAACGCTATAGCCTTCCAATATAAGTATAGCCCTTTCGGTGCGGCATCAGGTCTATCTGATATCTTGCAAGCCACAGATAAGTTTTTAACTAACCCTGCAGCTATAAAAAAGACAGCACAAGGTAAAGTTACTGACGAGGCTATTGAAATAGATAGGCTATTTCGTGATGGTACAAGAAAGTTTTCTCAGGGCGTTGTTGGCACTGCAATGATATATGCAGCCTATAAGTACAGATTAGAAAACCAAGACACTAAGTGGAATAATGTACAAGCTGAGGACGGTAGCACTGTAGACATACGCTCCCTCTTCCCTGCCGGTCCTGCATTCTGGATAGGTGACACTTTAGCCAAATCTAAATTGAATAAAGAAGAAGAGATTAAAGTAAGTGAGGGTATTGAAACCATGGCAGGTTTAAAACTGCCTGCTGGAACTCAAGGCACAATCTTTGAAGCACTACCTGAGTTGCTGTCTGGCACTGAGGGCAAAGACTCTGACAGGGCACTTAAAGCTATAGGCAAAGTGATGGGTAACTTTGTAGGTAGATTTATACAACCAGGACAGCCCGTCTTTTCTTACTTTGATTTAATAGACAGGGAATCAGGAATTGTTCGTGATCCTAATGTTGTTGAGGCAGAGGGATGGAAAGATATTATTGCTGTATCAGCAGGTAACGTACTTAAATCTAAAGTACCCGCACTTGAGACACCACTGCCTGTGGTTGGAAGAGGTAAGGCAGACTTACCTGAATACTTGCCCTATTTACGTGAGGAAACTCCCATACGTGCGGGTGAATTCTTTAGCACACTAGCAGGTGTTCGTGTCGTACCACGTGGCAACAAGCTTGAGCAAGAAGTTGAAAGACTCAACTTAGATCCCTATCAAATGTTTGGTTCTACTGGCGATAAGATCTATGATCGTGCAGTCATTAAAGAAGCAGGTAAATGGATTAAACAAGTTGTGATACCACGCATTGACTCACGTGAATACAATGCAATGTCAGATAGAGAAAAGAAAGTTGCTATAACTAATAACATGTCAACTGCTTTAAGTGCTGCACGTTCGATTGTGCAGGGTGACATGACAGCTAAAGATAAAGAGCGTGTAGATAAGATGGCATACAACAGGCTATCTCAACAAAGACGCTTGGCTATTAATGACATGTACAAACGTGACAAAGGCGTAACCCTTGAAGATGCCAAAGATTACGCCTCAGTGTATGAGTATGCAGCTAGGCTAGAGGGTCTGCGATAGCTGCATTCTCTTTAGCTGCTAACTCTTGCCGTATACCATTGTACTGATTTACTAGCTTAACGAACATAGGGTATAGCCCAGTTTCAATAGGGGTCTTCTTAATCAAGTTAAGAATGATCTCTATTTCTTGTAGGGTTACCTGAATGCTAACATTATCGTTTTGCATACTTAACTTTCACTCTATCTAGGTTATCAAAATAGGCAGCATTAAATCCTCGCTGCCACTCTTTCCCTTTCGGGTCATCTTCAGAGTAGGGATTGGCAATCCATCCCCTGACAAAAGCATACCTGCCTTTATCAAATTGAATTGACAAAGGAGGTACACGATCTTTCTTAAGATGTTCAGTGTTGCTATTACGCTGCAAGTTTGTGTTGCTCTGATTCATTGTAGTTCCATCCCCAATCGCCTACCATACCTGCTGCATTGTAGTCGGTAACCACACCCTCAAAGAAGTTCTTCAGTGTATCACCTGCAACAATCCAATCAAGCCACTCTAGCGGATTCTTTTTAACTCCCCAGTTACCCTTAAGTCCCAGTTGAATTAAACGTCTATCTGCTATGTAGCGAATATACCCTTTTACATCCTCTGCTGTCAAGCCCTGTACAGCACCCATTTCAAATGCTCCATCAATAACTGCATCTTCAAGTGCTACACCATCCCTGAACATTTGGTAGATATCTTTCTTAAAGTCATCTGTGACAATCCTTGGATGTTCCTTACAGAATTCCCTGAACAGTCTTACCATGCCTTCACAGTGCATGGACTCATCACGGATAGACCATTCAACAATCTCACACATACCTTTCATCTTGCCATATCTCTGGTAGTTTAAGAGCATGGCAAAGGCACTGAACAAAGACATGCCCTCATTCATCACAGAACGAGCTACAGCCTTCGCTAATCCTTCATGGCTATGGGTATCTATCTGTGTCATAAAATCGATCTTGTCACGCATCTGCTTGTATTCTAGGAATGCTGAGTACTCTTCCTCTGGTAATCCAAGTGTGTCGTTTAATAGGGCATATGCACGTTGGTGAATGAATTCTCTCGCAGCAAAACTAGTAAGCATTGCTCGGATTTCATTATTCTTAAATTTGTGTACATAATGATCTAGGTAATTAGATCCAACTGCTACGTCACTTTGTGTAAACAATCTAAGAATCTGGGTAATGTGATTCTTTTCTTGACTGGATAGCTTACCATTTTGCCATTGTGCTACGTCGTCCTGTAACTTAGCCTCTGCCTCAATCCAATGAACCTTCTCAGATTCAACTGCATATTCCATAGCCCATGGATAAGTGAAAGGTTTGTACGTTGTATTTGGTGCTGTTACAGACATGAATACTCCAAAGATAAAGGGGAAAATAAAGGGCACTATGAAAGTGCCCAGGCGGGAAGTAAAGTTATATGTAGCTATTTGTCTATGTCAATTACTTTAAGTACTCTTTCCTTACTTTAAGTACTCCTCACTTACTTCCTTAGCCTTTAGTCTTATAGCACTTGCAAGTTGCTCACGAAGACTCATACCTTGCTGTGACTGTCCTGGCCCTAGACCTTCATACTTCACAATGCTTTCACAATTCTCATAGCTCTCATGTAAGGCAGCTAGCAAGTTAGCATTGTCTTCCCTTAGTTCTTTAATTTGCTCCTTTAAATCTGCTTCATCCACACATGTATTGTTACTTCCAAGTTGTTTACTACTTACTAACTTATTAAAGATACCCCACAGCTTAGTACATCGTGCTATGTGCAGTACCTTTGCTCCAAGGATAGCATTAGCTACAGTGTCTGCATCTGCGTCCGTTTCATATAGGTAGCCATAGAGGGCATCTAAATCCTCCTCTAAGCCCCACACAGTCATGATAGCTTGCTCTAAGTCAAACCTATCTGGTCCTTCAAACACGTTATCAGACTTCATCTTCATCTTCTTCGACATGGGTGTAGGTTGGTGGGTCAAAACTTTTTTCATAGTAGTCAAGTCTTTCAGCCTCGATATTAAAGATTCCTGCGATGCTAAAGTGTTCGATAACTCTTTTGAGTGCCTTAAGGTATTTTCTATTGTACTCAAGGTCTTCTTTCTGAAAGGGTTTAAGTTCTTCACCTGATTCTTCCATTGTTTCGGCAGTCTCAATCATCTCTTCCGTTGTGAAATAGCTTTCAATTAATCCATCACGGATGATTTTATCTACCATATCGGGATCTACTTTAATGTAAGTCATAGTTTTCTCCTGTTAAGTTAAAAGGGTGCAAGTTCAATATCGTCTAATTGCTTCTTGCGCTGCTGCTTCTCCGTCCGCTTGTGATACTTTGCTACTAGCTTCCGCTGTTCCGCAGTCTTGAAAGGCCATAGCCATTCCTGCATCGTAAGACCACTCGGATGTTTCCCAAGATTCTTTGTCATTAAAATTTCTGGCATCTCTGAACTCATGTGATTCCTCCAGTAGTTTAATAATCTCTTTAATCCTTAGCTCTGCATCCCACAAGCCAAACTCTACTGTATCTATAGCATCAGTAGCACAATACTTATTATTGTATTCACAATGCTCGTGGAAATAGTATGTACCCAATGCTACTAGATTAGCATAGATCCTCTCAAGTTGATTAATGATAACGTCTTTATTCATTGTACAGGAACCCTCACTAGCTTAAGCTTACTAACAGGCACTTGATAGAACATCTCACCTGCATGTACATACTTATTAGGAACTTCCACTAAGGGGGAAGCAATAAGTGTATCACCCTCACAGAGAAATGCATAGGTTTGTTCGTTATTAAATACCATGAAAGTACACGGGAAATCAAGTCCGACAAACTTACGCTTCCTTTCAGGTATTTGTAGGGTATCGTACTGAAAAGCCTCTCCTGACCATACCCTTTTAATCTCAACTTCACTATAGAATCTTTCACTGTCTGTAATCACTATTAAGTCTGGACCATACTGATCATAGTTAGGTGCTGCTATATATCCCAATGCACCCCAGTACCTAACTCCAGCAATTCTAGCTGGTGAGTCATTCTCTGTGAATAGCTTTTTATCAAAGCGTTTCTTTTTACTCATCGCTATCACTCTTACCCGTGGCAGCTAAGACATTCTTCAGCATCTTGTAACGCATTCCTTTCGATCTTTAAACCGATCTTATCGGCTTGTACACCTGCACTAGTACGCAGATAATACAAACCTTTGAGTTTAGATTTCCAAGCTCGTAAGTGTACTGCATTAACATAAGACTTGGGGCTACCTGCAGGGAAGAATAAATTCAGTGACTGACCCTGACATATGTACTGCTGTCTATCTGCTGCATGTTCAACGATCCACATCTGATCCAATTCAAATGCAGTCTTATAGATATCTTTAACTGTACTATTTAAGAAGTCCAGATGCTGCACTGATCCTTCATTCATGATGATCGATTGCCATACCTCCGGCGTATCTTTCTCCATACCCTTGAGGATGCGTTGTAAATAGACGTTCTTGACAAGATGTGAGCCTGCACGTGTTCTGTGCACATATGCGTTAGACTTAATAGGCTCAATGGAAGCAGAGCAACCACAAATAATACTACTGTTAGCGTTTGGAGCAACAGCAATAAGGTGTGCATTACGAGTGCCTGTACCAATGAGATCACTTGGCTCCCCTCTTGTACGTGCCATAGTCTGTGTAGCTTTAGTTGCCTGTGCTTTGATGTATCTAAACATTCTAAGGTTTGCAATCTTGGCTGACAGTCCTTCAAATGGAATATCCTTGCTTTGTAGGTAACCATGGAAACCCATAGCACCTAAGCCTAATGATCTCTCTGCTTCTGCACTACGGATAGCTTTCTGTATTTCTCTAGGGGCATTATCAATG